GGCTGTTTCGGCAGTTAGTTCTCCACTAAGGACACGATCAGCAAGGGTGCCAAGTTCGTTGTAAGTCGATGCGAGATCGCTGTTTTGGATGCTGTAATCCCACAACCGCATAAGGGCTTCATCGTACGGTTTATTGAGTTCTTCAACGTGATCTCTGTATTTCGCGTCTGTTGCATCGATAAGACTTTGATCCGCACCATCGACTATGAGGCCGCTTCTTTCGTCTAAGTACTCATTTTCCGCATCGGCAAGGGTGGCCTTGCGTGCATCCTGGATCATGCCTGCGTATTCGGTTATCGAATCGAAACTTGCAGTTTGCGATTTGTAGAGCAGTTTTTCAAGAGCTATTCTGTTCTCTCTGTCCTGTGCCTCTGCGGCGGCCTTTCCCATGGCTTCATTGTAGGACTGCATCCATTTTTGCAGTTCTGCATATTCCTCTTGGGAAATAGTTCCGTCGTCAAAAGCGCTGGTCAGCGCGTCGCGGAAGCCCTGACTGATGGACTGCGCCTGTGCAAGCGCGTTCTGATAGCTGGTATTGGTCAGCTTAATTATCTCCTGATAATCAGGATCGTAAGGTGCTTCTTCCGAGCCGCCAAAGAGCATTTCCCAATAACTCATGGTCGCTGCCGTGGAGTTGGTGATGCCCTCAAGCAGCGCCAGGTGCATATCCGATCCAAGGCTCATGAGCGATGCCTTGTCTGTTTCGGAAAGCGTCGCGCCGGTTAGCATGGAGGTCAGGAGGTCGCTGGCAAAGGTCGTGCTTGCGGTTTTGTAGCTCTCTACGGCATTGTCAAGCGCTTCTTTGAATGTGTTGACTTCGGTGTAACTCGCCTTGAAATCCTCGCCAAGCCCGGTCACATAGGCGGACAGGGATTCCGTGTCCAGCTCCATATCGCCGAAGTTGTCCGCAAAATCCGCTTCCTGCAGCTCCTTGAGTGCCGCAGCCGCAGCCGTCAGGGCAACAAGGCCAAGGCCAATGCCGCCCGCCGGGGTCAGTGCATAGCCAATCAGCCGGAACGCGCCTCCGGCAAGCATCAGGGCAGGGCCAGCCGCAGCCAGCGTCGTCGCACCGGCGACAACCGCTTCCAGCGTGTCCTTGTCCATGCTGGTCAGGCTGTTCACAATATCCGTCAAGCCGTCTGCAACACCCTCTACGGTCGGTGCAATCGTCTCGCCAATGGTAACTTCAAAGGCGCTCCAGGCCGCCGTGAACTCACGCAGCGCACCGCCAAGGCCGCCCTCCATAGTTTCCGCCATGGATTCGGTGTAGCCCGTGCTTCCGCTCTCGATCTGGTTCTGGTAATCAATGATCGTCGCCAGAGAGGAAATCAGGTTCAGCGCCGTGGTTGTGGTGCGTTTTCCGAACAGCTTGCCCAGCACATCGTTCTGCTCCGCTTCGCTCATGGTGGAGAGCGCCGCGTTCAGTTCGCCGATGATCTGGATGGCCGGTTTGAGCTGGCCGGTCGAGGAATCGTATACCGACAATCCCAGCTCGTTCATGGCGTCCGCCGTATCCGTTACGTTGATACCGGCGTCCTCCATGTAGGTCTCAAACTCCGCCCATTCCTGGTCCGAAACCTTGAATGCGTCCATGATCGTCTGCTTGCTCTTGGTTGGCGCAAGCAGCGTCAGCATGAAGTTTCGCAGCTGTGTACCGGCGTTTGTTCCCTGCATATCCTGGCCGAACTGAGAAATTCCGCCCAGGATGGCCAAAATTTCACTGCTTCCTCCGGCAAAGAACTTTGCGCCGCTGCCCAATCGCTGCATGGACTGGCCCAGTGTGTCAATGTCCGCAGCGCTGATGGCGGCAGTTTTCGACATCTGATCCGAAAGTGTATTGGCATACTCCATCGGCAATCCCAGGGCATTCAGCGTGTAGTACAGGTAATCGAGCGAATCCGCAAGGTCGATATTGGCAGCCGTCGCCAGATTCATTACCGTTGGCATCAGCGTTTTGGTCTGATCGATATTCAAACCAAGCTGTGCCATCAGCACCTCGGCGTGTCCGGCCTGCTCCATGGTGTATTTACTTGTCTGTGCAATGGCTCGGTTGTACTCAGTGAGGGTACGCATCGTTTTCTCGTCGTACTCTCCAAGAGCCTGAACCTCGCGCATTACGTCGTCATAGTTGACGTACTCTTCGACGCTCTCCTTGCCGAAGTTGATGATCTTCTGACTGAGCGCGTCAACATGGTTTCCGACGCCAATCAGCGCCTCGCCGATCTGTCCAAAGGAATTATCGACGCGACCGCTAAGGGCGATAATGGTTTGTAGGGTCTGCTGTCCCATTCATTCACCGCCTTAACGCGGCGATTCCGAAGGATATATTGCCTTTACCCGTAGTGGCTTGTGAGGCCGGGCGGGCGAGGCATCAGAATGCCGCGAGGATCATTCCATGCCCGTCGTCGAACATGAAAAAATAAACGCGGTCGCCAGCCTTGTAGGCAGCGCCGCTTGCGGCAGGGATCGCGGGAGTGGTAATGCCGTCACGGGTGTACGATTTCACCTTGTAGCCGGTGGCGCATACTTCTTCCACAACACCCCGCTCGATGGTTGCTCCGTTATTGTTCATGTTTGATCCTCGCTTGTGTTCTTGATATATTGTTGGCCGTATATGCAGGCGTCCAGACATTCGCATTTGCGCTGGGTGACGCATCTGCTGTCTTTCCCGCTGCATAAATAGCTTTTTATCAATCTGTTCGTGGTGATCTGTTTGTTTTTCTTTTTATATTTATGTTCAACCGGCTCAACGCCGGGCTTGCTTGCGTGGTAAATAATCAGGCCGTTCATCTTGGACATGGCATTATCCCACCGTAGCGATGCAGCGCAGCAGTTTGGCGCTGCTGCTCTTTCTCATGAAATCGTGCGTAACCTCGTCAATCAGCCATTCGCCCGCAGCGTCCGTCGCGCTGTCAATGTCGATGCGGCCCATAGCCGTCAGACCGGGATTGAACTCCATGCTGATGTGAAGTTCTTCTGCCTGTCTGTTTTTCAGCAGCAGCAGTCCGCGCGACCATCGACCGGCTTGTGCGCTGTCAAGAGCGGGATAATGGGTGTATGTTTCTGCGTTTGCGGAAACTGCCGCTACATCGGTCGCTCGTCCTTCTGCAAACGGAGTTTTGATCGTGACGCCGGATATCTTTGCATTCTCTCTGCGAAGATACCTAACGCCCTGCTGGCTTGCGGTGATCTCAATGGTCTGCCCGGCAGTCATGCGCTGCATGGCGTCAATGGATACGCCCATCAATCGTCCGTTGTATGCTTTGAGCGTAGCGCCCTCCCAGCCAAGAATGCGATTCAGAAAGGCCGGAGCGCTTTCGTCCTGCCGAAGCAGGAAGGGATAAAGGATGTCTCCGTTCACGCCGTACAATGCACTGTTCATGCCGCATTCTGCAGCGCAAGCCGTCATGATGTCAGATAACTTCATTGCCTCATAGGCTCCGTTAGCCTTGCGCCTCGCGGAGCTGGGCGTGCTTGTGGCCAGAATGCGGTATTTGCCTGCTTCCGGCAGAATGGTGTTGAGATACAATTCTCCCGTATCGTAGCTGCCGTCAGTCACCCGGATCACATCATCCGTCTTGGGCTGCCAGCGATACCATGCGGCGGCGTTTTCAAGTACCAGCTCAAGACAGTCGCAGCGACCGCCGGATACGTCGCGGTGGATGCCTTTTACCACATCCACATCATCCGTGATGTTTGTCCCTTCGTAGTAGAGCTGCATGTTCTCCGCCTCCCCGGTAAAGAAACGGAGCGCCGGTCGTTCCCGGCGCTCCGTTATTCATTTCTTTTTTCTGGATTCCAGCACTTCGCGGATGGCGTGCCTGAAATCGTGGAACATGGGAATCGTCATGTCCATGTACACACTAACAGGCGTATAGCTTGCCATCGCTGCGTCGGTTATTCGCCGAAGGTATTCTTGCCGGCTTCCTGCGCCGACCTGACCAAAAAAACCGTCGCCACCTGGACGGCACGCATGGCGTCCGCAAGGCCGATGCGTTCCTTGATGTCGGTAACATCCAGCCCTTCCGTACACTTTGCGGCGGCGGCAGCAAACAGGCAAATCGCCTGCTTCTTGGAGATATTGAAAACATTGCGGTTGTTGGGGTCGGAATCCATCGCCTCAACGTATTCCCAGCCGGTCAGCTTGGTAAAGTCGTAATGCAGTTTGGTAACATCCTCGCTGCGGGAGCGAATCGGGGTAGCCAGTTCCAGCGTTCCCTTGGAAAGCATACTCAGAGGGATGGGAGCTGCTTTCTTGGGTTCCTGCTGCGCAGTCTCATTGTTCCGGGTTTCCTGGTTTTCGTTGTTGTTCTTGATGTTTTCGTCCATGGTTTTTTCTCCTTTTTTGTTGATGACGGGGCAAAAGCGCAAATGTTTACGTTTTTGCCCCGCGTGATACTGCTTCCTTACTTGAGCAGGTTCTCGATCGTGCTGGTGTAGTCAACGCCGTTGAACTTGATAACGCCTGCCATCGCATCAATGACAGTCGTGATCTCGCCGTTGATTTCCTCCTCGTAGCGCAGAACGGAATACTTATCCGTGCTGCCGAAGGGGTTGCCGGTTTCGATATTGCCCTTCTCAGTGGACTTGTGAACGCCGACGATGCGGAACTTCACGCTTTCGTGCTCGATCTTGCCAGCCGCGACGGAATAGCGCTGACGCGCAATGCGGGTTTCGATGGTGTGCTTGCCAGGAGTGGCAAGGTGCTTGCAGTTCACGCCGTTGTTGTGGGAAACGCCAAACTCCATCGCATTCAGATGCGTGGTGTTGGGCATGTCAACGTCCATCGCCATGCCAGCAGAAGAAATGGTGCTGGTGGGATGCTCAATGGTCGGCAGGCTGACACTGGTAATGTCCTCGGTGACGCGACCATTGTTAATAACCCGATGGCCCTCAACGTTGTTATAAACTTTGCTCGGCATTTTTCTTCTCTCCTTTCTTACTCACAGTCGGCGAAGTAGGTC